TTGTTCTACATATTCATTATTTAAAATAATATTAATTGTTGCAGAAGAACCTGAATTTGTATAAACAGCAGATACGCCATGACCAAAATTAATATCTAAATATCCAGCCATATCTAATTCAGTTTCTAATCTAAATTGGGACATTATTCTTCCTCTAACACTAAAGAAACCAAACCTGTATTGTCAGGCTCTACTGTTCTTACAGTAAATGCTGTTTGTGGTTTTAAAACATTACCTTGATCAGTTGTTATTGCATCAACAATTAATCTATCTTCTTGAGATATATAAGGTACATCAGATGCTTTTACTATTGCTCTTGGCTGATAACCAGCAACAGGAACAGTGCCACCTTCTATATTAAAGTATTCTTGATCAATAATAATATTAATATTCTTAGAGAATCCTGAATCAATATCAAAAAGGGTATCTATTAATGGGAAGTCATCCCATAAAGATTGTTGGACTTCAAAGAAAGTGGCAGTAACACCATGACCTGTTGTGGTATCAACATAGGCGTTAAAATCTAATGCACTCTCTAAAGGCATGATTTACTTTTTAGCTCTTGTTTTTGGAGCTTTTACTTTTGAAGTTTCTAAACCTACGCTTCTATCTTGTTTTTCAACTTTAGGTTTAGCTACATGAATTTCAGCTTTACCATATCCACATAAAGCATGACCCTCATGTTCAGGTAATTCAACTATATCGCCAGCATGAACTTTAGAACCACCAGCCATTGTATCTGTTAAGATTTTGTATTTTTTCATATTTAAGTTGGCGGTATTGCTACCGCCATTCCATTTAAGCATCAGTTAATTAGTCGCTTGATTTACAGAAAGATACTGCATGTCTTACAGCAACATCAACAGTTTGTAGAGCAACAATTCTTACTCCACCTGAAGTTGATAATGCATAAGGATCAACAGTAATATCTAGTCCACCATACATACCAATTAATAAGTCTGCAAAGTTACCAAAGTAGAAATCACCACTTGTTACTTGATTACTTCTGATTACATTATAGCCATTCATGCTATTGTCAGGAGAAACAACAAACTGAGCAGTGCCAGTAGCCTTTTCAGTTGTTTTCAAAGTACCAAAGTCAGCAGGTCTACAGATGTAACCTAAAGAACCATTTAAAGCATTGTCATTAGCAACAGCACTTTCCATAGCTACAATTTCAGCCCATGTTGGGTTAGCAGCAGCAAAAGTTGTAGTGTTAATACCTGAAGTATTAGCAATACCTGTTGGCTGACCACTTGTACCTGAACCAGCTAAAGCACCTAAATCAATAGCAGTAGCTATAGATTGTGTTAGGTCATCTCTGATTAAGTTCTCAACATCTAATGATGATTGTTGTAGTAATAGTCTAGTAGCATCAGTGAAAGCACCAATTACTTTAGGAGACATAGTTACTGAACCTGAAGTAAATTCACTTTCAGCAGCAGCAGCTCCTTCAGTTGCTATCCAACCACCGCTTGAAGCAGCAGTTTTCTTAGGTATTACAACATTTCCTTGTAATCCTCTAAGCATTGTTGCACCAGCTTGCATTACGCTTGAGCTGTTTCTTAATACATCAATGAAGTCTCCACCTCTGTAATCTTCAGCGATTAGAGTTGAATCATCAGATGAATTAATATCTCTTTGCTTCCAAGTTCTTAGAACTTCAGCAGGTAACATGATACCTTGAGCATCTTTACCATACTGTCTTGCAGCTTCAGCAGAACATTCAAATTCAAATGCTGCTTCTTCTTGTGCTTTTCTGTCAGATGGGTTAGCCATAGCTCTAATAGCTTTTACTAGGCTAAATTCTCTTACTTCTTCTTTAGTCATGCCAATTTCTGAAGGAGTTTCTAAAGGAGTGTTGTTAGAAATATTTTCTAATAATACACCTCTAAATTCTTCAACTGAAATACCATCACTAATTGCTTTATCAGCTAAATCTCTTTTATTGTGTCTAGCAGCTAAATCTATAATCTCTTTTGAGTTTCTTTTAAATTCGGCTTTTGCTTCATCAATAGTCTGAGTTCTAACTTCGTCAAGATTAATATCTTGTTTCTTTTCGTTTTCCATTAGTTTTACCTCAATGTTTTTGTGTTGTTTATCTTTAGAACGACCCACTCCAACAAGTCGACTTTGGTCAGCAGGAACAGACACACTGGATACTTCCATTGGTGTCCACATTGCTTTATAAAAAGTTTCATCATTTTCTTGATATCGTTCCAACTTATCAATTCTGTAGCCAACTGAAATGTTCATTCGTATACCATCAGCCACATCTTCAAATACTTCACGAGCTAAAGCAGATTTACCAAATCTAACTACAGCAGTTGTCCTTTTTGCTGTCTCATCTAATTTGAATTCTTCAATTACACCTATTTGCTTAGTCATATCATGATCAAGCAATAATGGTGCTCTTCCTGAATTTATAAACTCCATGTTTATATCTCCAGCAGAATGTCCTAGCACTTCCATGCCAAAACTTCTTTCAACAGGCTCTTCAGAAGAAACACCTATACGAACTCTTCTATTTTCTTCATCAAGATAAGAATGTTTAGATAAATCAATAGTTCTATATTTCATAGGCATATCAATTACTTTTCTTTCTTCATCTTCATGAATCATAGATACTTCATCAGTCATTTCTACTTCTTCACCTTCATGTTCTACATCCTCATGCTTTGCAAATTCAACGATAACTTTATCATCAGTTTCACTCACATTAAGGATATGTCTATCTTCTTTATTCATAGATTTCTCCTCTTCATTTGTTAATAAAGGATGTTTTTCTGATTCTTGCGAATCAAAACTTGTTTGTCTTTCATCTTCTTTTTTCATTTGTTCTACCAATCTTTTTGACCAGCTATATCCAGCATCTCCACCCCATAATGCCCAAGCTATTCTTCCATTAGAAGGATAACCCTCTTCACCAGCACTAAATCCTTCAGCTTGCTTATCTACTTCATGTCTTGAAAAGAAGCTATACATTCTTTTTACAGTATCATCAGATAGGTTTTCACCAGCCACTATTTGTCTTGCTCTTACAGCTCCAACCCTAGTACCACCACGACCAAATTCTTCACGCCAGTCTAAGCCTTTTTGAGCTTCAGACTTCATTCCATCATTTGGTCTAGGCATCTTCTTCCTCTTCTCCACCTTGTATCTTAGCTTCTACAGGTAGTTTCTGACCAAATGGTTGATAAGCTAATTCAATATCATATTGTTTAGCTAGTTCTATTTCTTTTTGATGTTGTTCAAATAACTCTTCAGTATCTCTACCATAAGAAGCAGAAATATCAGAATAGGTAAGTGTTCCATTTTGTAAACCTATTACATTAGCTTGCATTTCTTTTAGTGGGTCAATCCAAGCAAAACTTCTTGGAATGTAATTTACTGACCTAGCAAACTTATCATATTTACCCATTGGTAAATTAATATATCCAGTTGATATAGCCATCTCTAACCAAGATTGGAATACTGGATTTACAAAATGCTCAATTACAAATTGTTGATATATCTGATACATACTTCTATCTTCTAAAGCACCCTGTCTTATTGAAGAATAATTAACTGAAGTTAAATCATTAGATAACGAATGATAAGAAATATTTAAACCTGATGCGATACTTCTTAAAACACTAGTTGTAAAAGAATCAAAAGCAGATGTTGGATGGGTAGGGTCAAATGCTTTGAAGTCCATACCACTAGGTAATTGTTCAAATACACCAGCTTGTGCGTTCATTGTTGGATTAAATGTATCTTCATATTGACCATCACCAACATATCCATCACCATCAGGTGAAGTAAAGAAACCCATTTTAGATGCACCAACTCTAGCTGCAACTATTTCAGCTTCTAAATAACCATTTAACATTTTCACATTAGCCATAGCTGTAGCAACCAAAGAAACACCTCTAGTTTGTTCTGCTCTAGTAGGTAGGTAAGCATGGATAATCTCATCAGCAGGTACTCTAATGTGTTGTGCTTGACTTAAATAAACTCTATCGTAGGGATGATCTTTATATAAATGATAAGCAACTGGTCTGTCATACTTATCTACCTCAACACCCATTTTAACCTTGTTACCAGTAGCTTTATAAACATCATTTTTATTTTCATCTAAATGATCTGCTTCTAAAAACTGTAACTGAAAACCAAAAGGTGAATTGCTGTCTTTTATTTTCCTGATTAATACTTCACCATCTCTACATAGTGATTCAACAAATATTTTTTGACAATCTAAGAATGATAATCTTCCATTAGTTGTACAATTTCCAACTTGACTCCATTCTCTCCAAGCACGTTCAATGAGCAGGTTAGCTCCAATGTCTAGTGAACCATTATCGTTCCTAGCCTTAGAGCTAACTCTTATGCCATGCTTACCGATAACATTAGATACCATCAGGTTTAAGTATCTTGCAATATAGCTATCGTTCCTTGCTAATTCTCTTGCTCTATCTCTTAAAATTCTTATGTTATCTTTTATCTCAGCATCAGCACTTGTAGATGTGGTAACAAAATCTGCAAACAATCTTCCAGT